ATCGATTGCGAACAATGCATTAAGCGCATACTTTCTGGCGTAAGAACTAGCTGCCCCTGTGATCTGTTCATCTGACATACCTTTTTTGTCTTGTGGCTCCCTTGCCTGTGCAGTAGTTCTAACACTTGAGCCACTTTCTGCGTGATATAAAACAGCTGTTGTTTTTAAATATATTCTACCACCAATCTCAAAAATGCATTCATCATCAAAAACAACATAACATCCATGTTTATACAGGTGTGGTTTTAAAGATGCAAGTATGTCCTCACACGACCTATATTTGTATTTACCAAAACTATTATATTGACTTTTTTGACACTCTAGTTTTGACTGAATATCAACCAATGCTATACCTGCTTTATTTTTATCCATTTTATTTAGATTCCATTACTTTTAATAATTCAACACGTTTATAAATATCATTTTTAAGTTTGTTTGACATCATGGTTTGACACAACTCATTGTTTTCAATGCCCAGCAACTGGCATAAATCATCAATAAAACATTCATAGTCGTCAACAATGTGTGCCATATCCGAACAACAACTTTCAGGCTCACCTGCGACATAGTTATCATAACCTGCAATTTCTATCATTAATTTACTCCTATTTTAAACAATCAAACTATGTTTTTATTATACACTATCAATAACAACCTGTCAAGCATCAATTTCAACTACTTTGTATCTTTAGCCTTTTTAATTAAATCCAGCGATTTCATAGCTTTGTATTTTTGATACGCTTCAGAAAGAGGTTGCGTCTGCCCAAGCCCTTTACAGTAATAATCATTTCTGAGTATGCACCTGGCCATTCGCTTCCAGGACGGTGCCCATTGCTTAACTTCCAAGTCATGCGGAGCTTCGTCCGGAATGACAGAATACCCTCTTTTTTTCCAGCCCACCATAAACTTTTTAAACCTTTCTTTATAATGAACCTGCATTTTTTTAGGCAAACTTTTTAAAAGAAAATTCACATAGCTTTCCCATGTTTGACCGTCTGGCTTTGATATTTTTAAAGCTCCGTTGATATTCCCTTTTTCTTGAACATACAAGGCTCCAGAATTTACGCCAGAAACCCTATTTATTAATTTACACCAAGTTTCATGCTCCAGTATATGATACAGCCATAAGCCCTTTTTTTGATCATCCCCAAATGGCTGGCAAAGCCTTTGATTGCTTAGCTTTACGCCCGCTCTAGTCATCATCTCATAAATATTATTTTTGGGCAAATTTTTATTTTTTGCAAAAAACACCCAAATATCTTCTGTTCTCCAATCGTATATTGGATACACATTGTAAACATTTTTATGAATTTTTGTAGTCCATTTTTTTTTGTTAAACATCATTTTGTCTTTACACGATGTTATAGCACGATATCGATGCAAACTTTCATCCGCCCTAATCCCTATAAATCCAGCAGTCAAATCTCCATCACCATACCACTTTCCAAACAAAACCATAAACTCTTCAAATTCCATTTTTGGTATATAGAAATCATACTTAGCCAAATCCGAAGCTAACTCCGGTTTTTCCCTAACCCAAACAGACTTTTTCCCTTCATCCCAGCAAACCCATTTAGGCTCAAAATCACTAACCGCATTTCTTAATTGAAGCTCTCCACAAAACCAATGAAGATCAATAACATCTTTATATTGCTCAATCATTTCCATAATATGTTTAATAGTATTTTGGTACTGAGCCTCTAAATCAATAATTAAAAAGCCAACTTTTACGCCTCTTTTCCTAGCCTCAGAAAGAACCATATGACTCATAACAGAACTATCTTTCCCTCCAGAAAAGCTAATATAGTATTTTTTGAAATTATCAAAAACGTAAGATATTCTTTCAGACGATGCTTCCAATACGCTTTTTTTGAGAAAAACCTTTTTTGACATTAGTAAAGCTCCACTTGTCGTTTAATTGATACTGCTAAGTCTTCATCGACCTTATCAAAATTATTTAAATCAAGCCATTTGTTTAAAAACTCTAAAGCAATTTTGTTTGCTTCATTTTTTTGGTAATCAGTAAGGGTTTCCCATTCGCTTGAATATACACTAGGTACACCGTATTCAATGCATGCAGCAGCTTGCCCAAGCCAAGCCAACCTATTCATGGCTTTATTTGTTAAATAATGCTCGCAACTATATTTCCACTCAGACAAAACTCGATTTAAACACTTTTTAAACAAGTCCAAATCTGTCAGAACTTTAACAAACAATTCTTTACACTCGTCATCATTTTTTGATGGATGCTTTGAAAGATAAAACCCTGCTTTATGACATTCCCATTTGTCATAAGTATGGTAAATTCTACCCTTTTCTTTTTCTAAAGGGATTCTATACATATCCATTTCATTATCAACATCGTCGGTAATAACTTCATATTCTATGTCATCTGAATCGCTTGATTCCCACGCAGAAGAAAAGTCAGAATCGTTAAACAAATGTTCCAACCCTGATATTTGACATAATCGAAGAACCTCTTCCTCGTCCATGCCCAATTGCTTAGAAATTCTTGAATTTGACCAATTCCTGTTTTTTAACTCAATAACAATTTCGCTCATTGCGTCAACCTGATGCTTTCCTCTCGCCCTATTGTGCCTAATTGTAGAAGCAATTCTGTCATTTTTTCCGCTTTGAGCTTTTCTTATTTTTACGACAGGCAAATACCCCATAACCCTATCTCTTATGATGTCCGAGTCTTTACCAACTTTATGCCTATGAAAGCCATCAATAACCTCAACGCTGTTTTTTTCACAGCTATCCCATGCAACAATTGGCTGAGTATACCCGTCATTAAATATTGAAAGCTCTAACAATTTCATTTCTGGTGGGGCTACTTTGTTTGGATTGTAATCATTTGCACAAACATCTGTGTTTTCAACCCATTCAACAAAATCTACAGGCTCGTTTTTAAAAGGCGAATGCTCATGAACGCACTTTCTAATTTTATTAACAGCGTCAACCTTTCCCTTTTTATCAGTTTGAGATTCCAAAAAATCTTCTATCACAGCAAGAACTTTATATAATTCTTTTTTCATTATTCACTCCTATTAAAAACAATCAAACTATGTTTTAATTATATACTATCAATAACAACTTGTCAAGGATTAATTTTGTATATTTTTTAAAATCAAATCAATTATAGAATCTCTTTTTTTGCACAATTTCACACAAAGTTTTGACAATTCTTCAGTGTACTCAACATCTCTAGTCACTCTTACAATCATTATTTTAAACGGCTCTTTAAAATTAGGATTGTAAGACACAAAATCGCACCATTCCCTATCCATTACAAGCAATTGCCCTTGAACCTGAGCGTAATAATCTGAAGGAACAACTCCGCCTAATAAATATTTCATATGATTAGTTTTTAATGGGCATTTTATTTCTACAAGGCCATTGTCACCAACAATTCCATCTGGCGAACAGCCTATCAAACAATTTTCGTCAATTCTTTTTTTAAAAAACCCACAATCCTCAATTTTGCAATTTGTCACAATTTCATAAACACTTTTTGCAACCGGCTCCATTTCAATTCCCCTAGTCATTGCGTATGATTGGAAAGTCTCCTCTAAATCGTCCATAATAGAATCTGCTGCCAATTCATACGCATAATCATAGAATTGTGCTGATTTCTTTCCAGAAGACGTTATAATTCTTTTAAAATTTGAGGCTGTTGGGATACTTGCTCGCTCAATAAGCCAATCAACTGATCCTTGCTCAACTTTCACTTCCATTTTTACTCCTATTTTAAACAATCAAACTATGTTTTAATTATACATTATCAATAACAACCTGTCAAGTGTGAAATGTATCAATCATCTTATCGATATACGCCCTAGCCTTTTTTAAATCTTCAAGTCCGTTTTTATACTTGTATCTAGTCACATATTTAACTACATTCCCCGATAAATAGCACATATTGTTTGCCACAATATAATCCCACGGCTGAATATCCCCTTGTTTATAGTGACTTGGATTTTGTGGTGTATCACTCATGATTTTGACCCTAAAATAACAGACGTTGCATTTTTAAAAAAGTTATCAAAATATGCCTTATCTACCTTATCAGCACTTTTGCTTTCTTTTAAAAGATTCTGACCAACTGGGACTGGCGATTTCTCTAGTTTTATCTTGCCTTGTAAAAAATCGACATACAGCTCTCTTGCTTCATTATCTACCCACTGCCACTTATCAATACTGGTGTTCTCAACTTTTAAATCACCAATGCATTGCTTAATCGTGTATACATCATTATCCATACCACGCTTGTTTGTCGCCTGAGATTTAAACCGATTCAAAAATTCAATAATACGATTATGATGATGCTCAGTAACCAATTGCCGTTGGATTGAGTAAATATCAGCTAACTTAGGCGTGTATTTAGATGTTTCAATATGCCTGTTTAAAATACGTTCTAAAATACGCAATTCAATATTCCTTTTACAGATGTCATCTGTCAAGTAATTAATTTTGCGCTCCTGATCCTCATCGATTTTTACCAGACGATCAAAACATTCAAACACCATTCGTTGCACAGCTGCCCTATCAATCATAACTACCCCCTACTAATACCATTTGGTTATTATATGGCGTGACATTAATAATGCTTGAGTTTTGGCGTGCATTCATTTCTGCAATGCGCTCATCAATCGATAACCCAGACGATTGCTTAACATCCCCAATATCATTCTCAAGCCAATCTTCCCATTCACCAATCCACGTTGCCCCATGCTTGATAAACTCTTTCTTCTTGTTGTTATTGATACAATACTGATTATAACGATCAACAGCTTGCATCAATAGTCTATAATCAGATTCTTTTTTAATCTTGCTCTTAAATCGTTTAGCAGCAGGGGTCTTGCCAACATCAGTCCGTGGGTATTTTTCCCAAAATTCATTAAACCATGTTTTTTGATTCGAGGCTTCTTCTGTCTCCTCTGACTTGGCAACCAACCTACCAAATTTACCACAGGCATTGCATTCGCACCCCTTGCATTTACCAGTCACTATTCCCTCTGGGACAACTGCACGGTATCGGCAATGCTTAGCCCCATTTTTGTAGTAGTGCTGCTTAATTAAAAGCCCATCGTCAGTTAATTGCTTCAACGCATCTAAAACAGAACGCCTGCTACCTGTCCATTCAACGATATAATTGATTGAGCCATTAAACCAAGCGTTTTTGCCATTTTTAGTAAATCCGTATATCAACGCATAAACATCTCGCTTAACGCCCGACAATCCCATTTTTCGCATGAATGAGTATATTCTGATATAGTTATCGCCATCCATTATGCCAAAACCTCGCTTTTAGGGCTTAAATGACACTGTGATATTCTGTAGCCGGACTGCCCAAAGTTATCTAATTCAGACTCAATAACCTGTTTTAAAAGCAAATCGTTTAAAATGACATTAACTGAACTCTCATTAAGCCCTGGGAACCATTTAGATATGTATTCAACACCTCCTGTATACAAATGCACACGGTCTTGTGATGCTTCATGTATAATTCCGGCTACAATCATCTCCGCAGATGTTAAGTAATCACCTGCAAACTTTTGTAATAAAAAATCTGGTATAGAAACCGAATCAAAACCGTAATTCATAAAACCTCCTGTTTCTCAACAATCAAACAAGTCAGATTATGCAACATACAACCCAGCTTGTCAACAACCAATTTTATTTGCTTCCTGACACCAAGAAACCAATTTTCTTTTTTTTATTTTTTTCTTTTAATAGAATATATATATAAATTTATTATCTTAGTATTATATATTATCTTAGTATTATATATATATTATATATCTATTATATATGGGTGCAATTTCTGCACCACCCCCATGCAATCTATGCATAGCTTAAGTTATTCGGAAATTCCAAACAAGTGAATTAAGTGTTGACATATACAAACGTCCGTGTTATTGTAATAGTGTCTAGTAAATAACTCCCTGTTTTCTAGACACAATCAAACTAGCCAATGGCGGTTGGGAATTTATTGTCTTTAGAATAAACTCAAAATCAATATGTGCACCCCAATCGCCAAAGGTGACTAGTTATTCAATCAATTTCGTGACATCACGAAAACGATCTATTTTCTTTCGTATTTAATTGACTTTGTATAGTTTCGGTTAATCCAAGCCTGACAACTAACTTTACACCATCCATAATGGTTGGCTATCTGAATAATTGACATTCCTTTATTTTGCAGTTTTTGAATATTATCAATATTATAATCATATTTTGGTTTCTTAGGCATGGTTATATAGTAACACATTATCAATACAAATATAACCTTGACATATTTTTAAAATAACAATATAATTTTTTTAGTTTGATTGTATAATAATAAAAAAGGTATAAAATATGATAAACCAAGCTGAAAACAAAGTAAATTTTAAACTTATTCGAGAGTTGTTAGCCTATTGGGAAGATTGGGAACAAGATAACTTATCACTAATGCCTGTGTCTATGCACTTAAATGGAAAGCGTAAAGAATTGTCCAATGAATTACTTATCTTTGGCGATTTCTTCTATGCGCTATCGGTGGAGGTAACGCAATCCAATAAGTTTGCCTATGCTAGAAAAGATGAACTTGCAAACTTAATGAATGGGTTTATTGATAAAGATGGTGACTATTTAGATATAGACTAAGACAATTCGGCAAGCAAATCTTGAATTTGTTTTTTTTCAGAATCCGATGCAATAGAATTAAAATTTTCGTTTAAAGTTAAAACCCCGATTTTTTCAATTAATTTATCTTTTAGCCTTAAAAATTCATCGTTTTGAGATTTCTTTAATTGGTCAAGCTCATCTACTTGTTTTTGCTTGATATTTTGGTATTCTTTTAAGATATCCATATAATTGTTGTATGCATTGATTAATTCCTGATTATCCTTAATTTCTTTTAAGCTCATTTTTTTGACGTGACTCCTATGTTTTTTTTATTTTTATCTACTTTATATTCTACACCATATTCATCAAATTCTTTTAAAGCAATTTCGTCTTTTCTGTCGCCAAAGATCAAAATATTGTAGGTGCCGGACTGCTCACATACTATTTTTGCCCGCTTGCCCCCATCGATTACCTCACCCCATGCTCGCCCAAAATGCTTAAATGGGTTAGCCCACACTAAACTGTCTTTGTTTAGGTGTTCAAAATAATCAGGTAAGTCAATGTAATTGTCCCCCTCGTTGCAATCA